CACGGGATGATCCAAGTACCTGTGCTGGAGCAAGTCCGAGCAGCAGGTCATTCAGGCCAGTTGCAACGGTCAACTCTCGGTCGATCCGTGCAACGTATGCCTCAATCTGGAACTGCGGAATGAATGGCTGAATGGCACGAAGTTCGTTGCCAGGTCCAGGAGTTGCCACACGACCAGGCTTTGGCAGCGCGTTCGGTGGTACCTCGTCAGGAGCCTCAGCACCGACCAACTGCCACATCTGTCCGCCCACGATGGACTGGATCATTTGCGCCATTGCAGTGATGCGCTCGTCCTTCTCGCGGAGGAGCTGCTCTGGGTCATAGAGCGCAGGCTTGCCGTATGGGCTGCCTGGGATCTTGCCGTTTGGAAGATGGATGTAAGGGATCTGTCCGCCGTACTCTGGATGCGCTTCGTTCTTAACGAGCGTGTTCCCCACGTAGATGGCGTTGTACACAAGCGGAGCCTTTCCGACACCCTTTGGTACCTTGTACCAGTAGTCGTAGACCTCCACCTGCATCTGCTCGTAGGCAGTCTCTCGGCGGAGCGGGTTGCGTTCAAAGGCGTTCGCCCACACGTTTCCGATTGGGTCAGCGTGGCTTCCACGGCTCGTGTAAGGGAACCACTTCTCGCCTTGCTTCACAGGGATTACGTCAACGCCGTAGTCCTCCTGAATGGACTGTGGGGACATCCCGTAGGTGTAGAGCGCCCAGTCTAGGCGGTTGTAGTCGCTGTTGCCGAAGCCAAGGTAGAGGTTCTCAGGGCGCTCGATGATAGAGATCTTCGGTACGCGCTCAATCGGATCCCAATAGATCTTGGCAGCCGTGTGTCCGTAGAGTTCCTTGAGCAGCGCAGCTTGCTCCATCTGGAGGTCCATCTCGTTGGATTCCCACCAACGGAAGAACAACTGCTCACGGTAGGATGCAGCGATGCGGTCTTCCTTGGTGGAGCCAGTTGGGACGTAGTTGATGACTGGTCGTACCGCTTGAATGGCGGCTGGGATCTGGACGTAGGCGTGGTGGATGTTGACGGAGACGTGGGCGCGGCCAGCGAGGCGTGCGCTTGGGTCTTCTGACCAGTGGTCTGCACCACCGAGCGTCATCGTCTCTGGGTGGTATAGGTTGTCCATTCGGCGGAACAACGCCTTCAGGCGGTTCTGCTCTGGATCGACCAACTGCTTGCGACCGAGAATCTCCTGAAGGAGCGTGTAGTCGTCGCTGTTCTTCGGATCAAGTTCCTGCGCCACAAGCGAGGACTCAAGCATCTTGAGTGAGGCTGCCTCTGATGGAGACAACTTATCAACATTTGGCTGAATCCGAATTGTACCCTTTGCGCCGAGTAGGCCAGCACCGAACGCCCCTGGCGCACGCTTGCTTCGGTCAGCAGAGATGTTGGATCGGAAGTTGATGTTTCCACGACCAGAGATTGAGAGATTCGGAGTTCCTGCTGGGGCAGACTGGATTTCGCCGCCAGAGACATTCATCTTTGTTGGCGCGGTGGCAATTGGCCTTCCCTTGGCAACAGGGGTTAGAACACGCTTTCCCTGACGGATTTGCTTTGCCTTGTCAAGGGCTTTGCCGATAGAGGCAATCTGCTCTGGCGTGGCAATATCTGGGTCGGTCGTATACTGCGCGGGGATTCCACGTGTTCCCTCAAATGCCGCTGGGATCTTTCGTACCTTAGCCATCAATCACTTGCTCCAAAATAGGTGAAGGTCGGATTCTCTACGCCCTTCTCAGGATTCCGCAGCGCGTGTCGCACTGCGATTGCCAATGCCATTACTGCATCTTGCTCTAGCTTCTTGTCGTCCAACTTGTAGATGAGGAGTTGTCTCTTGAGTTCATCCCAAGGACCGCCCATCGGAAGTTCAATCTGACCCTTGTCGATTACTGCCTTAAGGTCGTTGAGGAGTTCCACCTTCTTCGCCTTCGTCCCTCCGAAGTCAAACCCTCGGAGCGGGCGGATCATTGAGAACTCCTGCTGGAAGAGCCTGCCTCCGAGACCAGTAGAGTCTACGATGGTGGCGCAGAAGGCTCCGTCCTGACTGTAGAGAAGATGTCCCTCGCGGACCATATTCACTACCGCAGAGATGCTCTGCTTCCCGCCGCGCTTCCTAATGCGAACACCACGAATCTTGGTGCGGCTGGTGATGTCTAGCGTGATGGCCCACGTTGCATCGTGCGAGATGCCTGGGTCTACGCCTTGGATGTATCGGTGGTTCTTCTCTGGCTTCACGTCGTCATCAAGCGTCTTGTAGCACGCAAGGATTGACTGGCTCCAAAAGAATGCATCACGGGCTTCAATGAAGTATCCGTCAATGTTCTGTGGAATAAGATATTCGGCTTGCTGGCGAACAACGTCATCAAAGTTGTTCTGCGTCAGTCCGTAGCCAATGTTGTCGCGGGTAGAGAGTCGGAACGAGATGAACTTCTCATCCTTCGCTGGGTTCTCTGGATTGCCCTTCTCCCAGAGTTCCGCGTAATCGTTGATGCCCTCGCTTGGTGTCCCAATGAAGTGGAGTGGCCCACCAGTAGAGAGTCGGCGGAGGTTGAGAACCTCTTGGTAAATCATCAGCAAGTGCGGCTCAAAGGCCGCTTCGTCAAATGAGATGCCGTTCATATCTTTACCGAGGAGAGCCTTGGCTCGATCCTGTGTGGTTCGGAAATGTATGCTTGCCCCACCAATTACTGGATTAAACTTGACCCAGGCATACTCGCCTCGATACTTCTTCTGGGTATCAATCACCTTACCCAGCTCTCGGATTATAGCACATCCGCGACCCCTCTGCGCTGGATGAGAGGAACTGAGGATTGTCTCAATCTCTCGGAAGACCAGTTCTGCGGTCTCTTGCTGGATGCCTACGTGGTACCACTCGTATGGGGACTCCGCCCATCGTCGGTGAGAGTCTGGATCGCCTTGTGTTGGGTTGGCTAGCCCTAGTTTGTATAGCGCGTGATGGAGGCACACAACAGCCATAGCAAGAGTCTTTCCTGCACGGTTCCCAGCTGAGACAACGGTCGTAATATACCTCGGTCGGTAACCCGTATCGTCTCTCTCACTGCACGCCTTCCACCAGGCTACTTGCCCAGGATTCCCTTCAATGCCAAGCCAACGACGAGCAAAGAACTCAATGTCATTCCTGCCGCGAGCCAGATCAATGGCCAGATCATTGGTAAGTTGCTTCAAGACTTCTTCGCCTTGAGGCGACTAGAGATGTTCTTCGCTTTGGAGCGAGCATCCGCCTTGCTGCTGGCACCCCAGGCCTGAAGCGAGAGAAGGAGTCGGGTCGGCTTCCCCTTCGCATCGCGTTCAGGACCTGGAGTATTTCCCATTCGTGCAAGGAATGATGCGCGTCGCGGATTGTCTCCGCTCTTGACTGGGGATTTCAATGTGCCACCAGTCTGCGCCTTGTACGAGGCCCGACCCTTTGCGTTGAGACCACCCTTTGGGTTCTGTCCCTCTTTACGCTGCCACGCTGCTGTTTTCATAGACCCTCTGCTTTCTGTGAGTTAATGTGATGCCAGTCGTGGATGGTGTTGGTATCCACTGGATAAAATGGACCAATTGATTTGTGGAGGGATCTCCAGAACAGTGCGTCTGCAAGGTCTGGATTTGCGTGGGAAATGTTGGTTGTCCATCGATCATCTGTTAGGCGGTGCATAACTTGGGTGTAGTTTGCAACTGCATATGCATTTTCTAGAATTTCACCCGCCCAAGCGGTTCTCTTGCTATACCCGCTGCGCTCCTGTGAGCAGTAGACCGCACCCCACGATGGGTTATCTTCTAGCGCCTTAAGCATTACGCCATACTTTCGTATTGATGGCATAGATCCGTTGTCGATGTATACTACGGCGTCTGCTCTGCTTCTATCTAGCGCCCAGTTAATTTTGTTGGAATACGGGATTATAGCATAATCTCCGTTGGAGATTCTTGGCGTCTCCAAAACCGTTACCCCAACGCTGCTCTTTCCTAGTTTGTTGAGCGCATTAATTGCTGCATTAGCATCATCAATACCCTCGCACATTAGCCACAGCTCGTCTGGAACCCTTGTGGATGAGAAGATTTGCTCAAAAATAGGAAGTGTCTTATCGTGCCTACCGTAAAGCGTCGCTATTGCCGCCAGTTTCACCGACCCTCCTAATAATGTCGCTTGTAGAGATTCCCTTGGTATACGGGATGTAGAGCATCTTGATTCCCCTGCCGTCCAGCCACTTCTGCGTGATGCCAAGCTGGGCCATCAAGGCTGGTCCCATCCAGTCGTCCCCGTGGGCGATGTATGAGATGGTCTTGTCCTTAACGAGATCAATGGTTATACCAGTGTCCTCGTCCCCGACGTTGACGATCACCTCGCTGACCCACTTGCAAGACCGAACGGACTCAATCCGCTCACCGAGGGTTAGGATTGTTTTCCTTTTGTATCGCTCACAAAAGTCGTCGGTGTTGATTGCCACGATAACCTTGCCGTGCTTTGCGCACTCCTCAAGGAACCTCGCGTGACCGTAATGGAACAGATCAAACGTCCCGCCGACGTAGACCCACATTAGATGTCGAACTGCTTCTCCGCAGCAGCCTTGTCCTCTGGGGACTTATCCTTGATCCCGAACTGCGTGTTCTTTGGGTCAAGGAACTTGATCAGCACCTGAAGCCCTGAAGCCAGCCCTGCGGACAGCACTGTGCGGAAGTCGCCGCCAGAGATGTCGAGGAGCGGGATGCCCAAGCCGAGTGCAACCGAGATGGAGACGGTGACAAAGGTTCGTAGGAACTCAATCAGCGCCTCGTCTACGCCAGTGTTGTCAATGATCCAGCGGATACCCGCCTTGATGTCGCTATACATTTTGACTCCTTACTTCCATTCTACGATGACGACGTGCTTGTGAGCCGCACCGCCAGTTTGCTTCTTTTTGCTTGCAGCAATCTGCTTGAGTTGCTCTTCGGTCACAACGACTGCGAACTTCTCCTTGCCCTTCCCCTTTCGGGTAGGACAGGCCCATTGCCAGCCATCAACTGCATCCCATCCCGCAGCGGTCATATGACCGTAGCCAACTGAGATGTGCTTTCTGTCCTTCTTGATCCAGTAGCCCTGCCACTTCTTGTGCCACTCGCTGATCTCTACTGGTGGGTAGTCAACAGCCTGCTGAACCCACACGATCAGACCAGCGCCACGGTGCGCAGAGATGACTACGTCATCCCACGACTTGGCGTAGCGAGCCTTGGCTCCAAGTTGCTTAGCAGTCTTAATCAAGTCATTTAGGGAAGAGCCGTTATCGCTAACGCCTTCCTTTTCAACAAACCCAGTTGCTTTTGCCTTGGCGCGGATTCCATCGCCAGCAGACGGGTCTACCTTGTATTTAGATGCCCACGCGACAGCGGCTGCCGTGCTTGACGGTCCGCAGTCGTCAAGGATGCCGCCCTTCTCAACGTGATCGAGCTGTGACTTAACTTTGAATTTCATATTAATCCTTCCAGCGTAGCGGCCCAGTGGCGAGCCATCCAATAGTGAGTAGCACAAAGAGTGTTGCCATCGTGGTCTGAGTCTGACCCTCTGGCAAGACCACAACTGCAAAGAGAAGACCAAGAATGGTCCACGCCCCACCGATAAGGTCAAGGATAATTTTCTTAAACACGGCGATTCATCCTTCCCGCTGCCGCAGCGGCTGCTGCTGCAACTTGAGTACTAATGATGGCAACAGCCACTGGCTGCGCCTT